CTTCTTAGGCTCTGCCTTGGGAGCAGGAGCAGCTGACTTCTTCTGAGCCTTCTCTACCTCTGCAATGAGGTCGGCTGTCTTACACATGGTGAAGTTCTTGCCATACTTCTTGGCAATAGCATCCTGCAAGCCAAGCTTCTTCACAGCTGCATAAGCCTCAGGTCTTGACATAGCACCAGACTTGATGTTCTTCTCACTCTTGGTCAGTCTGAATACCAAGTTGTTGGTGGTGCCTCCCTTGTAAGGAACATCGTGAGGCAGAGCTGAGTTATCAGACTTCAGCTCAGTCTTGGAGATGCCCTCATAGATGGTCATACCATTGTAGTTAATACCATGTGCACGCAGGTCAGCCTTAAGTTCTGCCAAAGTCTCAGCAGTTGACTGGAATGTGGACGTTTTCTGTGTTGTTGAGTCCACAACAGTAAATGTTCTGTTCATTGTTTTTTTTTTTTTGTTAATGTAATGTTAATTGTTGGTCTAGAATGGTAAGTCATCATCATACTCTGGCTCACAGTAGATACCAAAGAGAGGTCTTATTATCTCTAAGAACCTACCCTTGCCTACATGTTTGTAGAGGTCTGATATATCCTTGCCATCTTGGAATGGTGGTAGCACTACATTGGTGAACCCAGTAGCCTCACAAAGCTTGACTGCATCCTGCAATCCAGCCTCATCATTGTCAAGCATAACATAAACTTGCTTGTACCTTCTCTTGAGTTCATTAACGGCGGTATCACTTATTCCATAGCCCTCACCCTGTATAGCCAGTGCAGGAATACCTGTGTTGGCCCATAGGCAAAGAGCATCTTTAAGCGATGAACAAATGACCACTTTTTCACCACTTTCAGGGATTTTAGTCCACAAACTAATGACACTCCTGTCATGTTTGTTGGACCACTTATAACCAGCCTTATTGAAGGGCTGATAAATCTTCAGGGTAACTTTGCCTTCCTTGTGCTCCACATAGGCATAGGCATACTTGTCAGCTCCCATCACATATCTATTATTATCCTTGAGGACAATCTTATGGGATATAGGGTAGACTTCTGCGTACTTTAGCCACTCCAGACTAATTCCAAAGGATTCCCAATAGTCAATATCATACTGTCTCCACTCTCTGACTTTGCACTGCAAGTCTGTATTACTATTATAAGTAGTTGCATCCTTGATAGTGCATGGGACATAGTTACTAACCTTAGCTTCTCCTTTGAACTTAGCCAAGTCTTTGTGTACTCTGGTGAGAACTTCCCTGTAGTTGCAATGCCACAACTGAGAGAGGAGGTCATATACTCCCCCTCTCTCTTTAGTAGCAAGGTCAACCCAGTTGATTCTGACACCATTACTTGAATACAGACCAAAAGATGGCCTCCTGTCTCTTCTCAATGGACTTGAGATGATACAGGGAATCTCATTGACACCAAGATAGTATGATACCAATTCTGCATCACTTACTTTCTTCTTGATGTCAGCGAATGTAATGTTGTCTACTCCTGTGCTGAACATAATATGTCTAATTAAAAGTTACTGCTTCTGACCCCAAGGTGTTGCACCCTGACTTGCAGGTGGGAATGGCATACTGCCAGCAGCTGGCATACTGAGGTCAGTACTGTTTACAATGTGCTCATGGAGGTCAGCAGTATCAAACTCTGTGTCACCGTAAGCACCATTGTTCTTGTCCTCAGCAATAGCCTTGTCAAGCCTGCTGTAGTCATTGACACCATTCTTCAGGAACATACCAGTGTAGATGGCCTGATACTGCTTGTTGTCATCAGTAGTCCTTACACCAATACATACCTTAACCTTGTTGTTAGGCTGATAGCCTATGATGTTTCTCAGTTCTGAGAAGTCACCCTTGAAGTAATCAGGAATGTGCTCAAGACCAGCCTCACTGTCAGCCAGCTTATCGGCATCATTCATTACCCACTTGCCATCCACATACTTCTGAGGAGATGGGATGTTCAGATAGGCAATGAGGAACTTGACAAGAGTCTCCTCACCATAATAGGCAGGTCTGTAGTCCTTGTCAATGTTCGCAGGACCATTGCTGTACTGAGGAATGACATGGTTCTTTGCATCTTCAATGCTCACCCATGCAGTCCTACCATACTTGTCAATGACCTGAACCTTGGTCTTGTCACCATTGTACCTGTACTCATTTCTGAGGAACAGGCTAACCCTATTTACGAAATTGAGAGGCTGGTTGTCTGCACCAAGATACTTCTCAGGGTCAGCCTTGATGATGAAGTCAATTCTGCACTGAGTAGTCATGTGCTTGTTATCATCCTTACCTACCTCTTTCTCCTCAACATACACAGGTGCATTCTCTATGTCTCTCTCATAGAGCTTCTCCAAGTCTTCCTTGGTAGGATTGACAGCAAGCACATACACACTTGCTACACCTATATACCTTTTGATGGAGCCTTCCGTACTTTCTCTACCAGTACTAAATGCCATAGTTGTAACCTCCTATAGTTTTAGATGGCAGGGTCTGCGGGTTCAGCGGTTTCAGGTTCCTCAGGAGCAACTACAGCCTCTTCAGGGGCAGCAGTAGGCTCTGCTTCCTGTGTGGGAGGAACAATAGTGTCAGGGTACTTCAGGACATAGTTAGTGACCTTGATGGGCCTACCATCCTTGTCCACCTTGCCTGTGTCTACCACCTGCCTGTCAAGCAACTCATTGGTGGTATAGCCACCAGTCATTCTCTTGATAGGAGCCTGATACTCGTCATACTGGGCATTCACTTCTTCAAGTCTTGCCTGCTTCTCAGCAATCTCTTTTTCGAGCTTCTCCTTTTCCTTACTCAGGAAATAACAGCTCTTGGCAGTGTTCTTAATCTGCGACACAGCCATTTTGTTGAACTTTTTCTCGTTCATAATGTTTAATGTGTGATTAGTAAAACAATATCGCCTGCATCCCAAACAAACTGGAGTTGTAGGGATTTGGCCTATATAATGTGAAAATGTTGTATATCAGTTTATAATAGTTGAAGGCACACTCAAGGAGCTGATTCAAATCTGCCTTTATCATAAGCAGTGGAACATAGTCCTTCTTACTTGCATACCCTCTATCACAAACATACGAGGTGAGGACATCTTCAGCAGCCTTCCTAGGGAGTATTCCCTTGGAATAGGATGCCAAATATCCTATACACTTATCTCTATCCATAGTACTCAGCGACCTTTTCTACTACCAAGCCTAAGTCATTAGGCATATAAAGGTCGAACATTCCTACAGGGGATTTGGCAGGATAAGTGCCATCATCATTGGTAACAAACTGTCTGACTGACTTCTTCTCCTTCTCATCAAAGAATGACTTTCCATACAGTACAATCTCAAACTTACCCTCAGGAGTAATGTATGAGTCTACCATATTGCCAGTACTCTTATACTTGAAGGAGAGGCTGTCTCCATTCTTGTCCTTGTATTCCTCATAGTGGGCAAGACAAATGATATTCTTGTCCTCAGGAACAGTATTGATTGCATCAAAGACAAGACCTGTGTTGTAACCAATCTTCTTAGGTGTGTCCCATCCACCCTTCAGCGCATTCTTCATATAGTAGTCCTGAGCCATGTAGTTCATGTCATCAAGCACTATATTCTTGAATGGGCACTGAGGGTCAGCAAGCATTGTTATCACCCTAGCCACAACCTCTGCATCATTAGTAACAATCCTGTTACCATCAGCAATCTTGTCAGGTGTGGTGACAACAAACTTCTTGTTGGCTCCTCTGAAGGGAAGAGGCTTATTCACACAACTAATGAGATAGGTAGTCTTAGGGTCAAGACCTTTCAGACCCAACTCAGGTATCTCACCAATGGATGTGGACTTACCAAAGCCACTCTTCGCCAAAACTAAAATCTTAGCCATACTTCTTCTCAAAATGAACTGCAAAGATAACCTATTCTCAGTTACCCTGCAAACGATTAACAATTTTACTAAGGGCTATCATAAGGAAAGACTTGGCAGGAGCCTGCAAACTCTTTAGGTAGGCATAGACCTTACCCATTTCTGCGGTGTTGTCAGGTCTGGGCAATTCCCACCAGTTACAGGTAGCACCATCAAAGAACAATCCTATTATACCACCAAGCTCACCATCTCTGTTCACCAATACTTCCAATGTCCTGAAATGGTCTTTGAACTTATCAATGGGATAACCGAGATATTCCTTTAATCCAAATCTGAAAGGACTGAATATACCCAGCACTATATTGGCATCATGTGAGGTGTACTTACTGTCACCTAAGCCAGCAGTGGTAGGTCTAGTCCTATTGAACTTGATACTTTCTACAGACTCATTGTCAGTATTCTGCTGCTGAATGATAACAGGTGATTGCCAATACCTATCTCTCAGTGTAATGCAGTACTCACTCATTTTGTCTATAGCCTGCTTCTTTGTAAAGCCTCTCTCTAATTGCATGAGGTTGACAGTATCAATAACTGGAATGACATACTCATTGGGGTCATTGGGGTCATAGTGACTGAATGTAGTAGTCTCTCTGAC